CTTTCTTTTATTTTTAATTGCCGAAATTTTTGTAGTTCCAGCACCTTTTTGATTTCCAAATAAAAATACCAAGGAAGAATTTAACCAAATTGCTTCACCACCTTTAGCTTTAATTTTTGGTTGACCAAAAGGATTATCTGGTAATTCAACCCAAGGTTGATTAACAATAACCAAAGTGTTCTCATATTTAGAACTTGTTTTTCTAGAACCTGATATTCTTTGGTTAATACCCATACCAATTTTATCCGCCAAAACTGATGCGTTATGTTGTTTACCTCCTTTACCATCATAAGTCATCTTACATGGTACTGATCCAACAGAATCCCATAAAAATAATAAGTTATAGTCTAGTTCACCTTTTTCTTGTGCGTCTAACATATCATTAATGTATTCAGTTATTTGTTCTATGTAGTCAAAATTATTATTAAAAATAAAAAATCCATCCCAATCAAGTTCACCAGTATCCTCATCAACAACTTCTTCACATTCAAAACCCATTAGTTTAGCGTGGTCAAAAGACCATTTTTGTTCTGTAATAATAAAAACTGGTAGTGTACCCTTTTTTTGAGCGTCTACTGCTGTTTTAACAAGTGCGGTTGTTTTTCCAGTGTCCGAGTGACCTAAGTACATATTTATATGTCCAATAGCTGGTCCTGGTAGACCAACAGCATCCAAAAACTCAGGTCCAAGGTCAAAATATTTTTGTTGTTTATATTTAGCCTCCGCTGAGAATTTTTTCTTAACAGATTTAAAATCTTTCTTTTTTATTGCCATAATTTTTTAGTAATTATTAATTGTTAAATAATAAAAAATATGGGTACATAGTACCCATATTCATATTTGTTAGATTAGAATGGTAGTTCGTCATCTGTAGCATCATTTGCTTGTGGATCAACGACTTTTTCTTCTTTTTTTGTTCCACCAATTGTTACTTCTGATTCTGTTGAATTTCCATAGATGTACTTACCAGCATCAGTATCCCATCTTGGTGTTTCACCTCTAGCTAGAGCTTCAAGGTATTCTGTTGGTTTTTTAGAATATACATTCTCCCAAGTTAATTCATCATTAACCCATGTTTCCATAGTCTCACCATCTTCGTGTACTGGTGTTGGGTCATCATACATAACTGTTTGGATTACCGTATAAAAAGCACCTTTTGGGGTTTTTGCTTTTGTTAGCTCAAGGATTAAGTCTCTACCATTGTCTGGGTCTGCAACATCACCTTTTGCTTTGTAGATTGGAATAATTTTATCAAAAATTCCTTCTTGTTTGTAATTGTGTTTGAACCTCCAGAATTTTGGTCCGTCTTGTTCTTTGTCTCGGTCAATTACTTTAACAATATAAAATTTACGCGGTCTATAGGTTCTTGCCAATTCTTTATCTTCTTTTTTTCCAGTTGACATTAGTTCGTCATACACCTCATTTAGTGGTGAACGTTCATTGTCGTTTTTACCTGGATCATAGAATTTTTGCCATTTACCATCGATGTAAAGTTCGTGAAACCAAACTTCTTTAAAGGGTGATGAACCATCTTGTGTTGGAAGAATTCTAACTCTTCTTTGTCCTTGTGTTTCATCTTTTGAAAGTATTGCCGCGAAATACTTTTTCATTCTTTCTTCTTGTGACATTCTTGAAGTGGAAGAAGAACCACTTTGTTTTGCACTCTCATACTGAGCCAAAACTGCATCTAAAACATTGTTTGTCGCCATATATATATAAAATTAAAAGTTTACAATAAAAAGTATAATATAAATAAGTGTTGTAGTCAATAAGTTTTTTAAAAAGTTAAATAAATTTTTACATCATATTATCATCTTCTTCATCATAGTTGTTGAAGGAGTTTTTTATTTCTTCTGGTGAATATTCCTCAACTTCATCACTAGTTAAAACATATTCATTTTTTCCAGATTGTTTCATCTCTTCTTGTTTGTCTTCAAAAAAATCTGATAGTTTTTGTTTAAAAGGTCCTGAGTCTAAACTTCTTAATTCTAGTTTTTCTTCCGGAGTTTTTGGTTTAAATTCTTGTAATTTTGATTCAAGTGAGTTTATTTTATCAACCAATTGATCCATATCACTAAGTTTTTGTTCTAAACTTGTTAGTTGTGTGAATAGATTTTCAAAATATTCTTCTTGTTTGTCAGCCATACTTTTTTGTGTATCAACTAAGTCTGTAATATCTAACTCTTCTTCACCACCTTCTTCAGTTTCTACATCAATTTCTTCGACATCATCATCTGTTGCAATATCTACTGGTTCTGTTGTTTCTGGTGCTGGTGGTGGTGTAGCTTCAGCTCCTGGTGTTTCAGCTGCTGCAGCGTCACCTTCTGGGGTTGGTGCGTCTCCTAATTCACCAACTGGTGCATCTCCTTCTGGTGGTGGGGGTGCGTCACCTAAAGGTTCCCCTTGCTCTAAAATATAATTATTAATTTTATTATATCTTGATATCTCTTCTAATATTTTTTTATCTATACTCATATTACCCATTTAATAATGTTTTTATTCCAGACTTTGTTTCAACTTGAACTTTTTTAAATTGTCTCATAGTATTATCTACTCTTTCAATTAGTCCATCTTTTAATCTAACAGTGTAACAATCACCAGTGTCTAAATCACAAACTTCTTTAAACCCATTTCCTGCGTCTTTCTCTGTAATTCTAGTGTCTTTTCCTAAATATTTATCTAAAATTGATTTTGTAGTACTCATAATATTTTTATTTATAAATATTACAGTTTTTAAAAAAAAATAAATTATATTACTAAATAATCAAAAACATATTTTACTTTAGCTTCTAGTTTTTCTTTTGTTTGATCTATTAGTTCATTCCAAGTTTTAACTTCTATATTAGTTGGCCAACTAATAACATAAGCTCTAGTAAAATTACGTATCGTTTTTTCTTCATCATTTTCAACATATTGTATTGATGAAACCTTACCACTATATTTTGATATGAAAAAGTCTACAAAATTTTCAAAGCTTGAGAACGAAACATATGGTATGTTTTTTATCTCTCCTCTAGACGCACAATAATAAGTGTTAGTAAAATAAGTTGTTGCTCCAGCACCATATGGGTTTATATCCAATCTAATACCAGCATAGTTATGGTCATATGATACAAATTTTTGACCTTTTCCTGTTTCAATATACATTGTACTCATAATAAAAATCAATAATTTATTTTTACTTAAGGTTGGTAATGTTGTATTTGCATTAATTCTATTTGCTATTATTTGTTTAGCGTTATTAAATGTAATTGTTGTCTGTGCTGGTGTTTGATTTGTATATTGTGTAAATGATGTATTTAATTTTTCTTGACAAGACTGATTTTGTGTTAAAACATTTTCGGTTGTATTCGCTTTATTTACAATACTAGATTTTAACGCAATTGTTGTGTTTCTATCATTTATTATTTTTTCTTGTGATTCAACTCTTTCTCTTAATGTTGTTAATATTTTAGTACTTAATGATTGTAATAAATTATCAATAGATGGTATACTATAAAAAGGTTGTCTTTGTCCATCAAAAAATGTATCAAAACCATTATTACTTATTCTATGTGTAACTTTTGTAATCATATATGGCCCACTAAACATTGGTACATTTCTTAAATTAAAATACATTGTTGGTTGTATTAAAGCATTTCCCATCATATCTATTGAACACCTATAACTCCTATTTCTATAAACGTTATACAATGAAGCACTTTGTGTTGCACCCTCTCTGTTCCTATATGTATTAGCCATCTGTGTTAAAACTTGTTCAGATTCTGCGGTTGGTAAACCAGGATCCTGTGCTATATCTAATTGTTTAAATATTTGTTGGTTTTGTGGACCAAAATCAACGTTGAATCCAACAACTTTATTTGATTTGTCCCAATTTGTTTTATCTATTTGATTTTCAAGTAGGGGATTGTCTGTTGCCCTTCTTAAATCAAAAGCGTCATCTCTATATCTATAATCAACATTTTCATTCATAGCCAAATGTTGACTTGGTACATAAGCATAAATCCCTAAATACTTAGCTGTGGTATCTCTATAGTCAACATTTAAAAATGTACCAAATAATGAATTTGCAAATTCTAAAGTACCCTCTGGTTTTGGTGTTGGGTTTTTACTTGCGTCTTGTACATTATAAAAATTGGCATAAGATGGTAATATAAAAGTCTTAAATCTATTATCAACAAATATTGTTTCAATTATTCCTAACATCTTATTAGTATAATTCGATGAAGATATTAAGTTTTGTAATTTAAATATATCAACAAATACTTTATCCCCAACGTCTCTACTAGCTCTATCAACAATTAATATATCTTCAAATAAAGTCTTAGTTTTTAAATCAGCCCCTGATATCCACTTATCATTGATTGACTTAAAAGAATCCCACATTTCATATCTAGTTAAATCACCATCATATTCTTTAAATTTAACACCTTCACTTGATGGTGTTATTTTAACGTTTGGTAGTTTTGCTCTTGTTGTTGTAAATGTATTATCTAAAATAATATTAATATATTCTTCTCCTTTTAAAATGTATTCATCCATTAAAGTAAAAAACTTACTCTTATTTAATGTTGGGTCTTTTAGCTTTTGTGTTGCGTAAATTTTAATTAATGGATTAAGTAGTTTAACATTATTTTCGGTAAACTCTATATTATTATCAATAAAGAAATCAGTTATGTATGACCCACTATCTTTATACTCTAATTCAGATATTTCTGAAAATCCAACATATGTTTCTAGATCTGTCCAAGTTTCTGGATATTGTTGTTTAGACTGTGCTAAAGTTATTGAACCATTTTGTGATGGTAATGAGTTTTTTATGTATGGATTAAAAGTATATGGGTCAATAACGGGTTGGTTAGATAATGAATAAAATAATCTTCTATCAAAATTAGATGGATTACCTTGTTTAAATACTACTGTATAATCAAAGAAATTTTGTAATGTTTTTTTTATTTTTTCTTTTTGTTTTTCTTTTAGTTCATTAACAAGCGGTGTCCCAGAATTATTTGTTAATTGTTCGTCAATTCTAAGCATTTCTCGCATCAACCCTTGGAAGTTTTCATATGTGTCTTCAGTTTCTTGGTCTTGACTTCTTGGTGTTAAAATACTATCGAACTCATCTATAGACTTACTAAATTGTAAAAACTGTTTTTCGAATTTATCTAGTACTTCAGGTGAAAAAGTGGTTAATAATTCACTTATCGTACTGTAATTTTTTTCATCACTAAATAATCCAAAATTTTGTTGTTCTTCTTGATTATTGTATATCTCTCTTAAATATTGGTTAGGTGCCGGTTTTTTTAAGTTGTTTACATCAAAATAACCATAGTTTGGCGCCTCCCAAAAAGTCCTAATTGAACCATTGTGTATTGATGGATTTTGTGTTACATCAATAACTTCATTTCCAAAATTATTAAAACACTCATTATTTACTTGGTTTATATTATTACCCAAAGATGGCATAAGATATAGTGAGTTTTTATCGTCAGTATAAACGAATGAACTCCAAGGTGTAATACTTAAACTACTAGTTAAGTTTAGTAAGTCAAATCCTAATGGTTTGTTTATAATACTATCATTTGATAGTATCAATTTAAAATTATTTGATAACGCATTTTGTATTGTTTGTGATGAAAAACCACCTATTTGCTTATTAGTAACAATAAAATTACCCTGTCCTGCTTCTGTTTGTGTTGGTGTTATAGTGTAAGTACCAATACTCCCTGGTGTACCACTTTCTTGTGACACTATTTCTGTATTTAAACTAAGTGACGTTCCTGACAATATTAAACCAGGTTCTAGGGATGCATAATTTAGTGTTAAAACTTCTAAAGTATCCCCACTAACATTATATGTCCCAGTTATTTTATTGTTTTGACTAAAAACTGATCTACCTTGTAAGAAAAAGTTAAAATCGTTTATTAGGTTTGGATAAAACCCTGTGTTTATAACTTCTTTATTTGTTGTTGTATCATTTAAAACTATATCATATTGTTGACCATCTAAATTTACACTATATTGTGTTGTTGTTGCAGAAAAGAATGGGTCATAGTTTTTTATATAATCAGTATCTTTCCAAACACTATCTAAAATATCTATGTTATTTTCTTTAAACTCTTTATATCTATGCCATATAGAACCATATCTAAGAGCCCATGCGTATGGTACTTCGTGTATTGCACCAAACTTTAATAAAGAGGGTAATACATATCCTTTTGATGTTGAGGTACCATTTTCATTGTAAACCTTATATTTGTCCCTTAAAGTTGATAAAGGTAAACTATTTAAAAAGATATAAGCCGCTGTCTTGTATGGTGATGTCTCATTTGTTGTATACTTGTAGTTAAAAACACCTTCTTGTATTGCATTTATAAATATTGGTGTGTTTAATATTGATGTTGTTTGTGTTTCAGATAGTTCACCATTGTAACCATCATAAAAAACATCACCCTCTGTTGTATATTGTTTTTCTATCGTCCTATTATCGTAAAAGGTTTTTAGATTTTGTGTATCTGGAACTTCATCAAAAACATTATCTTTATAATTAAAATTAGTTATTGGTAAAACTTCTTTATTTTTAATTAATTTTGTTGGTGAATTGTATTCTAATGTTGTATTTGTTTTAAAAATATCACTTTCAGATTGTAAAGACTCACCATTCGCTAAGTATTTGTTACACCAATCTATATTTGTTAATGGATAGACATCTGTAAAATCAAAATCATCCTTAACATTTGTATTTCCAAAATAATTTATACTTTGTTCTTCGTTTTTTAATGATAAATTTGGTAATGCTTTATTATCATCTAATATTGTTCCTTTATAAAATAAAAAGGAATTATTAATGTCATTTTTTATATATGGTGTATTGAATTCACCTCTAATAAAGTTTTGCCAAGAAACACCTTGTCCTTGGTTTGAGATGTGTCTTAAAAATCCTTCGTAATTTTCAGTTACATTATATTCTTTTATCTTCTTTGTTAAAAATGGGTTTGTGGCTCCTAGAGCTTTTACAATGTCTAATGTTTCAGATTCTGAAATAAAATTATTTATATTGTATTGTTTTATACTATCTCTATTCATTTTAGAATAGAAAGAATTTAAATACATTCTTTCATATATTTCATAGAAAAATTTAGATTCCTCTGTATTTTGGTAAACATCATTACCTATTGTAAACTCTATAGCGTTAAAACTAAGTCTATCTGGTTTGTCAATAAAGTTTCCAGTACTATTATCTTCAAAAACCGGTGTTGCTTTTTCTGTAAAACCTTTTAAAAACTCTTCAACAAATTGTACTTCAGGCCATATTTCTGGAACATAAGCATTTAATTTTATCGCAATATCTTCATCACCAGGGTATTTCAAGACATATTTTTCTTTACCATCTTCTAAAACCTCACCAATTACTTGTGGCCAAGGATATATTGGTGCATCAGGTTCTGCTGGTAATACATCAACACTTTGTGCTGTAACACTTGTATTATATATTGCTTGTCTTCTATTTTCATCATTTCTAAGACTCCAAGCTTTTTCGTGAACATCATCTAGTAATCTTAAGAAAGCTTCGCCTTGTGCAAAGAATACCGCCATAACGTTTCTCATTGTTGGTTGAAATCCAAGTCCATTATTCTTGTTTTGGAACTGCTCTCTAATCTCGTTTGTTAGTCCTTCTTCAACTTCTTGTCTTTTAGTTAAAAATTTTTCTTCTATCTTTTTTATTTCATCTAAAAATGAATTTGGTCCAGTAAAATATATTAACCCTGAGTAGTCTTTTAAACTATTTCCATTGAGTATCTCTTTTTCTAAATCTGATCTAAATTTTTGATATTCCTCAGAAGATGGACTACCTAAATTTAACCCACTCCTTTTTTTATAAGTTTTTTCAATATTAATGTCTTTAATACTAATTGGAGTAAAAAAAGTTTTTGTTTTTATTGGTATTGATATATCGTTGCCAACTACATTATTATTTTCAAGTATTGATTTATATTTTAATAAAAGTCCATTTAGCTTTGTTAATGCGTCACTTTGTTTTTGTACATTACCAATCAAATCTTTTCTAAATTGGTATACTATTGTTCCTTGAGTATCGTTTTTAATAAAAACTAACTTTTGGTCACAAAATTGTTTTGCCCAAGAAACTTGTAGTGTATAATAAACATCTTTTGTAAAATCACTAATAGTTTCAAAATACTTGTCTAGGTCGTTTAATACATTTAGATTTGTTTTTTTAAATTGTTCCTCAATATTTGTTATTAACTTTTCTAATCTAGTTTTTAATTCTAATATTGTAATTTCTGGGAAGTCATCGTCAATTAATCCTTTTGCTTTATATTCTGAGTATAGCTCTTTCATTTTTTGAAGTCCACCACTACTATATGTCGTTTCTAAACTTCTTTTACTATCACTAGCACTTGTTGATTGTGTTCTTTGAGTGTCTACTTTTACTCTATACATTGATGGTACTGCCATCATTTGTCCCCAAGTAACATCTGCTAATATTGTATATTTGTATGTGTAAAAATTACACTGTATTCTAAAGTTATGTGATGAAGGGTCAAAAGACGCGTTAAATGTTTGTAACATCAAAGGTAATCTAATTGCTTTACCTAAATAACCTTTAATTGTTAAATAAAACAATGGGTATGGTAAATTAAAGAAAGCGGAGTATGGTGAACTATTTCCAGCTTCAAATAGAGCTCTACCTTTAACATCTTCTAATGTTATATTTACAACAGGGAAAAAATCTAAACCATAACTAATATTAATATCTGTAATACCTAATAAACCATTATCCACAGCACCAGGTTCACCATTTGATTTTAAAGTTTGACTAATATAAAAGTCATCATCTAAATCTGGATTTTTTGTTATATTAATTGCCGGTTGGTTAACACCTAAACCTTTTACGGTGTCTTTACCTGTTATCTCATCTGACCAATTTGTATCTAAAAATTCTTTAAACCCTGGATTTAAAAAATTTATTTTACCAACAGATATCGTTCTAATAGCTTCAGATTGTGGAACACCAACAGCTAATTTTGTTCTAGGTAATACTGAACATTCAAGATTGGCGTACATAACAAGGTTCTCTTGTTTTATAAGTCTGTCTTTAACATTACCATCTTGATCAATAACTTTGTTTGGGTCTATTACTGATATGTTTTGGTAATCAAATTCAACTAATATATTTTCTGAATTATCTACCATAGTATAAGAAATAATTATCCATTTGTAATTTATAGTCTTGTAATGAAGTTAGTAATGGAAATGGAATTGTCAATACAGCACCATCTGGAATATTAGATTCAAGTCCTGTAAAACCTGGGTTACCCATCATAATTAACCAAC